TAGTTGAATTATAAACAGGAATAGTACATAAAAATGAAAAATCCATTTCGTCAACATCGGTACCGGCAAAGCCTTGAGCTTTACCGACCTGATTCTTATAAGAATAGGAAAGAGGAAATGAATTATCAGGACCGTCAGTATTTGCGGCGTAAGGAAGATAGTTTTGAGTTACTCTTCCAGAATGCTCTAAGTTAACAGGACGACTCCAACCGAAAGCCGAAGCAGCTCCAGCTAGTATTTCAGAATACCAAGAAGTCATACTAGCATATGTAGATAATAAGGGTACTTTTGTAAATACATCAGAAGCATTCTTAACTTTCATAAGAGCAGAAGATATAGGACCCATACCTGAAGAAACTTGTTCTTGGTCAGTCTCATTTTTACGTCGAACAGACGAAAAAGATCGACCAGATTGAGGTACTGCAGCACTAATCAGCTCTATATCCTCAAAAGAGCCCCATAAGGTGTACCCACAAGTATTACTACCTGAACCAGCAACGAGTACTGAATAGGGATAAATCTTAAAAAGACCAAAGGCCATAAGACTAGAAGAGGAGGTAAGAGAAGTCAAAGGAAAGAAGTTATAAGCAGAATTAAATTTGTATTTAAACACAGCTTCTGTATCACAATTAAGATCAAGTTCAACATGAGGTAACTGAATACGCTGAACTAAGGTACTAGTAATTGCATTAACACGATTGCGACCATTACCAGTAGACGACACAATACCACCTCCTGTTGGAACAAACTGAACATTATATCTACCCTGTTGGAAACGAGTTGCATTAACAACAAATCTCAAAACTGTAGTAGCTCTAAAACCTAAATAGCCTCTCAATTTATCTGCCATCATAGCACCATTGGCATTTAAAATGTCATTAGGAGAGAGGAATTCAGGAAAGGTAGAATAGGTATCTGTAGTGGTCAAAGTACCTGAAGTTAAAATGACAGGTTTTTGAAGGAAATCCTTTACTTCTTGAGAAAGAGAATCTGAAGAACTATTAATAAATGAAGGATCAATATCAATAGCTAAAGTTTTTGTCGCAGTTACTATATTAGAATCTGCAACAAATTGAGTGGTAGCAGCCGTTTCAATTTGGCCCTGACCATCGGTCACAACAGAAGAAAAGAGGTTGACAGGTTGTGACGCACTATCAACATTAGAAATATTTTGATTTGTAGCAAGTGTATAATTTAAGTATTGAGGCACACTCAAGCCTCATAACCGTACCAAAGATCTCTGACATTATGAGGGATGCTCACGTTGCGTCTGAATAGTAAACCTAAATAGGTAACAACTTCAAGTATCTAAAGCCTTAGTGATTTTTAGAATTTGGATTTTATTATCACATGGGTATCCAGAAGATACAGTAATCATTTCTTATTGAAATAAAAAGTCAGGGTTCCTTTCCCAAGCAAGTAATTAAAATAAACTGAAGTACACATTACAAAATGTACAAAAGTAGGATAAAAATATCCTAAAAGAAACCAATAGTTCCAAGGACTTGTTCTCTTCTCTTTTCAAACTCAACATCTAAAGGTTCAGTTGTATTAAGAAAAGGATAATGTCCTTTAAACTCGGTTCTTATTTCAGAGGCATAAAATTCAAAAGTGGATTTATCATGTAGAGAAAGTTCCTTTGTAGCTGTAATAACGTTATCAGCTACAATACGATTCTTATTTTTCCTTTTAGTCCAATCTACCATCTTAAGGATAGATTTAAGCTTTAAAGGAGCAATAAATAAATTCTCTCTTTCATCAAAGACGAAAGACCTCTTTAAAAATTCAATCTCAG